CTACACGGCAACAGGAGCGCCCTGGCCGTTGAGAGTGACTGAGAAGGTGACGACGTCCGTGGAGGTGCGTCCTTCCTCGTAGGACGTCACCGTCACAGGGTAGCGGTAGCCCTGGCTTCCCACGGGTGCCGTCTCGTCCTCGATGATGGTGAAGAACACCGTGGCGTCTGACTCGAAGGCATCGCGCAACACCTTCTGAGGCGCGCTGCCCTGGAGGACGTGGCCAGACAGAGGGATGGTGAAGGACTTGAGGGTGCCCTTGCTGCGCTTGTATCCGTCGCCCCCGAAGTAGTTGGTGTCGACGGTGTCCTTGGCGCGGTTGACGGGCGCCTCGGTGACGCCGTCCAGCGCGTCAACCTCAGTGGGCGCTGTCTCCGTGGCGCGGATGTAGAGCTTGTCAAAGAAAGCCTCTCGGGGCTGGGCCATGGGTGTGTCTCCTTCAGTGAGAGGGGAAGCGGCGAGCGAGGAAGTCCTGGAGGACGGCGGCGACGCGGCGACGTGCGCTTCCTCGGGCACGTCGGAAGGACTTCCGGAGGAAGTGGGACGGCGGGTTGAAGATGGGCGCGCCCCAGTGCCAGCCCTCATGAATGGGGCCGGCGGACGGGTGCGAGTAGCCCGCTGTCCACGTGGTGGAGAGGGGAGGCCCTAGGTTGTAGCGAGGACCGTCAAGGAAGGCCGTGTCGCGCAGGTGGCCGTCCGCCCCGTCCTTGCCCACCGGCACCAGGAACAGGGAGTAGTCGAGGGCGAGCCGCGCGATGTCCCGACACGGCACGTCCAGCGCGCGCAGCACCTCGGCAGGAGAGCGGCGCAGGCGCTCCAGCTTCACGACATCGACTTTGACTCGGACAGGCATCACACTACATTTATGGGGACACTTTCTGCGACTGGCCCGCATCCCGAATGAAATTCACCCAAGACCGATAACCGTCCGCGACGCGCCTTCTGCTGAATGACCGCCCCATGTTCAAGCCAATATTGACAGCGACCGACCTCCCTCCCATTGGCGCGACCAGGGAGCACTACTCCTTAGACATGAAGGCCGTAATGGACACTTCGAAGCGATTCGAAATGGCGAAGGATATGGCAGCCTTCGCCAACAGCATGGGAGGAACGCTCTTAATTGGAGCAGTAGAAGACCAAGCAACAGGAACACTCGCAGCCTACAGGCCGCTATCCGAATTTGACGCCGCCACAACAATAAAAGCCTACAGCGAAACAGTCATAAACCGATGCTTCCCAGCTCCATTTATCGATTCCAAATCGATACCGCTCAACAATGGCCACATCATAGCAATCAACATCTGGGCATTCCCTGGCCAGCCAGTCGGAGTGAAGACGCGAGCAGACAAAATCGACGGATTCGGCGGCGACTCGTACGTTTTCCCAGTGCGCTCAGGAGTCGACACTAACTTCATTCGACCGGACCAACTGCCCATGTTCATGCTTCCAGAGGTGCGGCGACGTGCAATCATGCTCGAATCAATACCAGCGATGGAGCGCAGCGCCCTGAAGATAGTCTGCGGGACCGTCATTCGCCGCGTCAAACTCGCAACCGTCAACCATCTCGCCAACACCTTTACCGTTGAATGGGAAAAAGGAAACTCCCCCGCACTCACATTCACCCTTCCAATCGACACAATCAAATATATCTGGAAGAACACGGACGGAACATGGAAAATCACAACAACGAAATTCATCATCAATGACGACGGCTCGACCGACATCTTCGACTAGAACAACTCAGCCCCGACGCTGTCCTTAAGTGCGGGGAGCGGCGTATAGGTATCCAAGCTCAAGATTAAGGATCCATTGGTGTCGGTCCGCTCCATCCGTCCCCAGGTACACCGGGGCGCTCTCCTCGGCGCGCACGGTGACGCTCGACACATCGGGCGTCTGGTTAAGCGCTGCGAAGACCGCGTGCGCGAGAGATTGCCCGCCCTCGAAGTCCTCCCGCGCCGAGCGGATGCGCACCTGACAGCCAGGGGACAGGTACGCCGCACGTCCCAGCCCCAGGTACGGCAGAGGTCCAGAGCCACCTGTCACCACCAGCGCCATGGCTTTATCCGGCACACCGCCATCCACCTCGGGCATGGGGGCCGTGAAGAGGTTAGCGCCCGAAGCTGGAGGCCGGACCAAGCCGAGCCCTGTCGCTTCCAGCACTGTCGCCAGCTCCGCAGCAAGGTCGCGACTCACAGCCACACCTTCCGGAAGCGCACCATGCCCGCGCCGTCCACCAGTTCGTCCACTGCCACCGGCCGCCGAGCCCGGTTGAAATCGGACGTGTCCTCTCCTGGCAACCAGAGGCGGTGCAGCAGCGTCAACGGCGCGTCCGTGTAGATGACGTGTGAGGCAAGGTGCTCGTTTCCTCCCGCGTCGCGGATGAGTCTTCTGCTCGGCTGGACGCGCGCACGCGCCGATGTCACGGCCCCCAGCGTGGGCTTGCCGTGGGCATCCCGTCCCGTCACCAGAGCGTACGAGATGATCTGACGGAACCTGTCCGAAGGCGACGCCATCAGCTCACCCGATGAAGAGCGTAGTGGGCGAGGAGGGCTTGCGCTGCACCCGGAATGGGACTCTTGCCCTCGGCCTTCGCCGCGAAGTAGCTGACGCTCCAGTCGCCAATGGACTCACTGGCCACCATGGCGTCGACACCTCGCGAGCGGTAGAGCTGAACCGCCGTGAGGACCGCTGCTTCCTGCACGTCCTCTGGAAGTGTCACCGCCAGGGAACCATCGAGCGCGCGCTGTCCTGGAGTAACGTAGCCCCCGTCGTAGACGACGCGGAGTCCATCCTCGCCACCGTCCCCATGGAAGTCCCCGAGCATCCCCGTTACCCCACTGCCCGCGCGCACCGTGGCCTGCCACACGCCGCGCCGTCGCCTCAACATGCCGGACTCGGCCAATCCGCCCGCAAGCTCGTACTCCTCGGCGGGGACCTGGCTGCCACCCTCCCAGACGCCGGAGACTGCCAGGACGGGAGGGCGCTCCAGAAGAAGCAGGGGGCGCCCGTAACCAGTTGGATACTCCACGAGGCCCAGGCCACGCTCGAAGACTCGGCCGCAGTAGCCCGCCACGGCGCGGCTTGCCGCCGTGACGAGCACTTCCACGCGCGGAGACACGGGGATGCCCAAGTCATCCGCGACAGTGGAGGCAAGACAGAGGTCCGCAGCTGAAGGCATGGCTCACCGCACAGGGAATTCGTCGGCGCCGCCGAGAACAAGGGCCGCGCCCCATTGCGCGGTGTCCGTGTTCGCCGCCGACAGGTCGGGCGTCACCCTCATACGGAGGAAGCGCTTGCGGTTGGCGACGCGCAAGTCCACCCGGAGGCAGAAGGGTTGAGTCGCAGCGCCACCGGCCACCACCGTTACGGCATTGGCCAGCGTCTCGTCCGCGCCGAACGTCACCCCGTCCTCGGACTCGGCCAGCTTCACCGTGGCCTTGAGCGTCTGGCCGGCCGCACAGTTGGTGCTCCCCGTGAAGAGGAGTTGCGCGGAGTCGAACCCGTTGCGGTCCACGGCACCGCTCGTCACCTCGGCGGCGTCACCCGTCCCGCCGGCCGTGAGCGCGCCACCTGCCACCCCGACGGCCTTGTAGAAGACTTGGAAGTCCTGCGTAATTGCGTGCATGTCGTGTCTCCTGGTGATTCCGCGGGCTCAGTAGCCCTTGCGCTCCGAGAACGCCTTGTCGTGCCGCAGTTTGAAGTCCCCTCGGCAGATGCCCCGGAGCGTCGTCTCGTCGTACTCGGCGCGGACGTCGTGCTCGGACAGCACCAGCTCCGTGTCCACGCCGTAGAGCAGCTGGTCCCACGTGCCGAAGAGGATTCGGCTCGGCGCAATCCGCGTGGAGGCCTTGTAGGGGAAGCCTCGCAGCGTGCCCCGGTTCAGCATCTCGTCCCGGAAAATCCAGGTGCCGCCGTCCTTCAGTCCCAGCAGTGCCGTCTCCCGTGTCGGGTGCAGCAGGAAGCCCGGACGCCGCAGCTTGATGTTCGCCTTGAGCACGTCCTCCACCATGCCGTCCACGTCCGCGAGGTAGTGGTCCGCGCTCGTTCCGCTCCGGGCCTTCGAGTGCGAGGAGTCCATCTGCGCGAGGACACCCTTGGGGTTGGGGCCCTGGCCGTCCCCGTTGAGAGCCGCCTCGTCCATGCCATCCGCCGTCGCCTCGCGGAAGTCCTCGGCCACTCCCGCGTCACCCACCGCCGGGTTGCGCAGGAGGTCGTTGGAGATGTCGGCCAGAATCATCGCCTTGTGGGCCTTGAGCACCACCTTCCCGTGCGAGGGCTGCGACTTCTCCACCTTCTCGCCCTCGCCAATCCATTTGAAGGTGACGCTCCCGGTCTTCTTGCCGAAGTGGAGCTCGCCCTTGAAAGGCACGGTGCGAGCGCCCAGCGCCAGGACGACGGAGTCAGGACGGAGGAACTCAATCATCTCCCCCGCTTCCTGCACCGGCACCAGCACGCCCGCCGAGCTGAAGACGCTCTCCTGCACCGCCTTCTGGACGTCCGCGCCACCGAAGCGCTTGGCCTGCTCCAGCACCGCCTCGCGCGTCGGGTTGCGGCCCGCGTTGACGACGGCCTTCAGGTACGCGCCGAAGCCGTTCAGACTCTTCAGGATGCCGGGGACCTGGTTGTCCTCGGGCTTGGACTTCGAGCCCATGAGGCCCGCCAGCCCTTCACGCTGGCCCTTGGCCTGCTCCATCAGCTGCGCGGCCACGAGAGGGCCCAGGGACTTCGCCACTTCCTGCATCTGCTCGGGGGTCATCGCATCTCCTTGAAATGCTGCAAGAGGGCCTCGGCCGTGTGCTTGGCCAGGGCGTTGACGTCGGGGGCTGGAGAGGGCGCGGCCTTGCTCCGCTCGCGTTCATCGAGAATGGCGACCACGGCCTTCGCCACGTCCTGGATGAAGGCGGCGCGCTCGTCGGCCAGCTCCTTCACCCTCACCGCGCGCTGGTTGCCCGGAATCGTGACGACGGAGATTTCGAGAAGCTCTTGCTGCTCGCAGTCGAAACCGCCGCGCTCGTTCTCGTGGTAGCGGTGCATGAGGTAGCGTACCGACACGGCATTCAGGATGCCGCGCGCAACTTTGCTCTCTACCTTCCGAGCGAAGTCGTCTTCCTGATCGAACTCGATGTCCACCAGGAGGGCATCGCCCTGCACGTAGGCGCGTCCCTTGCCGATGGGCAACACGTCCTTGCGGCCCGTACCGAAGAAGCCACCGGAACCGTCGTCATGGTTGTAGAGGACGACGGGATTGACGTTGAAGGCGTCCAGCATCCAGCCCTGGACGCTCAGACGGTCGTTGTAGCGGTCGAAGTCGCCGTCGTTGGCGCGGAAGGTGTGGAGCCTCGGCGCACCGTCGATGGGCGCAGCGGCGTCCTTCTGGACGGTGAAGAGGCGGGCTCTGGAGAGAGGGCAGGGCATTCACCTCTCTTTATGGGGACGCTTTTCGCAAGTGGCCCAAGGGCTACACGTTCCCCACAGGCAACCTCGACATGCACACGACGCTCCGTCCACGCAGCAAGCTATGTCTCATCTCTCTTTTTGAGCATCTCGAAGAACTCCACTTCTGCCTCTTCTCTTCTTCGTCGAGACGCCGCTTCAATACGCGGCATCAGTCCCGTCGTAATTTCCTCAACGTAGAGTGCAATGATGCGCTGCAAATCTTCGTCAGACAGCTCTTTCCCAGGGGCGCCGGATAGTGCTTTCGCCCAATGACGCTCGGTAACCGAACCGAACCAACCGTCCAATTGAAGCCGATGCACGTCGACGAACAGGCTCTTTACCTGCGCAATAGCCAAGTCGCACCCCTCTTCAAAACTGAGTCGAGAGCACTCTCCAAAGCGAGGAACTCGAAGGCGGGCTTCACTCTCCCCGTTCACACGATCACGGCGACCGAACTGGTCGACACGATAGCTGTAGCAGAAGTCGCCATTCAGACTGCAATCTGCAAGCTTAATAAGGAACGAAAGAACCCCGAAGTATGTCACGACACCGATTACTTCCCTCGTACTTGCGTCGCCGCAGACCATTGCCAAATGATCCAACTCGCCAATGGGATTGGTCTCACTCCCTCTTAAATCCAACGAACACACTTCCACGGGATGAACAGTCGGCTGGGCTCCATTCAGAATGAATTGCCTTATTGAATCAAATTCATCACCCAGAACAAGTTGAGGCTCATTCGCCCCAAGCAGATTGAAGGCGATTTTCGCGGCAACCCTATAGGGCACATCATGCCAAATGTTGAAGCTCGAACGAATCGCTGGAGCCGGCCGCAGTCGAGGAACAATCTGAGGCCGGATCGTCTCCATGGCCTTCTCAATATCGAAACTGATGCCTGCCTTCGCAAGCTTTCGCTCCAGTGCCTTACGAACCACCTGCTCATCTGGTGGAGCTCCAGTTATTGTCACCTTTCGCCCAACAATCTCGACATTGAGAGGCCCGGGGACCAACCGAATGCCGCGCCCCGATTCAATTACCAGCTTCTCTCCATCCACACTCTGCACCTCAAGCGAGGGTGGGTGGTCACCTGGCCGTCTATGCGAGCGAGCATCCAGTGATGCCGTGAAGAAGCGAAGCTCCTCAGCCAGCACTGCCTCCATTGCACTGAAATGCCGATTCACTGCACCGTCAACGATGCAATCGGACGTCAATCTGCCACCTAGAAAGTTGGGAATGACATGTTCGAGGCTTCTCTCTTCGATGCTCCTCTTCGAGTAAATATCAATCAACATCGAGTGACGCTCCGATCAAACAAGCCGAATAGACGGCCTTCCTATTCAAGCACACCAGATTGACTCCTGCGAGCACTAGTCCTCTCCAGGACCAGTGACGACACGAGCATCTCCAGACGTCTGGCCCGGCATTGGCAATGGGTAGCCCGTTCGATTCGGGTCCGGCCGGAGCCCCGCCAACTCTCGCCACTCATCATAGCTGAAAGCCTCCGGCATGGTGCCCATGACGCGGAGCTGGTGTTCTCGGTCCGCCGGCACGGGGCTGTCGTAGTCGAGGATGGCCCCTTCGTCGCCCAGGAGAGGCATCAGTCGCATCTGGTACTCGGTGCGCAGGAATTCCATGCGAGGAAGCGTCGCCTGCTCGGCAAGGTTTTCCCTCGCAGCGAAGGCCGTGGCCTTGTTGGAGCTGGAGATGTCCCCGACGATTTCGGGCGGCACGCGGAAGGTCATCCGGACGAAGTCCATCAGGAAGCGGCGCAGCTCCACCAACTGCATGTCCTTGAAGCTGGTGTCGAGGCGAGCAAACGTCACCTTCCCGCTGGTGATGAGGAGCTTTCCCGCCTTGTCCGGCCCCTGGTGCTCGCGGGCCAGCGACTCCTTGAACGCCTTCGCGCCTGCGCTGTTCGCATCGGACAGTCCCTCAATAGAGGCGATGGCCGGCGGCAGCATGTTGTTCCAGAAGGACGTCTTAAGGAACCGGGCCACGTACTCATCGGTATCCAGCTCGTCCCCCAGCGCGTACGCCGGACCGATGCCGCGCCCCAGCGGGTCCTCGGGGTCCAAGCTGCGCAGGTGCAACACGTCGCTGGCCGGAATCTCCCGCGACACCTTGCCCACCGTCACTGTGTACGTGCGTTGCTCGCGCGGCAGGTCCAGAGCGGGCAGCCGCGTGACGGTGCTCGGAGGAACCGGCCAGAAGCCCACCGGCACACCGCCCACGCGCTCCAGCACCAGGAACGCCTCGCCTACCAAATCCAGGTACACCTGAACGAGCTTCGTCACGCTACGGCCGGTGAGATGGTCGTTCGGGTCTGAGAGCAGCTTGAGGACGGGGTGGTCCGGAACCTCCTGGGCCTCGCCTGCCTCCAGCATCGCCTTCAGTCGCCCAGCCCGGACTTCTCGCGTCGCACTTCGCAGCGCATAGTCCTTCACGGGCTGCCCGTCCTTCTGCACGCGCCGGTAGACACGCCACTGCACGCCCGCCACCGAGTCGGCCACCACGTCCACACACGCGCGGAGCCACGGCATTTCCCGATACGCGGCGAGGAGTTGCGCGGTGCCCCGACGCGGCGGCGCCTGCTGCCAGCGCGCCAGTTCCAGCCCCGTTCCCTTGCGCGGCTCACGACTCACCGCCGCCTTCATCCGTCCCCAGAAGCTCATCGCCAACCTCACAGACAGAAGAAGGAATCCGCGAACACCAGCTCGTGGACGCCCCAAAGCAGGGCATCCACCCGGTCATCGCGGCGGCCGTTGATGCCGCTGAACTTGGAGAGCTGGCCCTCGAGCTTCGGGAAGGTGCCCACCAGCTCGATGCGCCCCGTCTCGGCCAACGCGCTCACCGGCTCGGCGCGCTTGGACTTGGCCTCGCGGGCGCGCACGGGCTTCACGTTGACGTGGACGCCCATCTCGGAAGCCACCGTCTGAATCGTCGTTTCGACCATCTCCCCGCCCGAGTTCACCTCGGCCACCAGGGCGTCACACCCGAAGGCGAGATACTCGCGAATCGCGGCGGCGGCCCACTCGCGCGGCGAACCTCGGAGGCTTGCGTCCTTGAGCACCGAAACGCGTTTGAGTGACGCGCCGTCCGTCCCCACCACGGGACTGTTTCTCACTCCCTGGACGATGATGCCCGTCTCGTCCGAGCCCGTCTCACTGGTGGGCGCGGGGTCCACGGAGACGATGCGACGCTCCAAGCTGCGCGCGTATTCGTGAGCGTCCGCCTCCACGCGGCCCCACCGTGCCGAGCCGAAGATGGCTCCCGGCACATCCATCAGCAGCTTGCCGAGGACTTCCTGTTGGCCCCAGCGCGTGTTCATGAGGGCCTTCATGGTTGCCACGGCACTGGGCGCCAGGTTGGCGCGGTTGGCCAACGAGGAGCCCGTCCGCAGCACCACGCCAGGCCGAAGCGCCTTCGTCTCTGCGTCGGAGAAGAGAAGCTCCTCCAGCTTCTTCAGCGGGCGTGGAGTCCCCGTCAGGAGCAACTGGGGCGGGTTCGCGGCGGTGCCGATGCGCAGCACCATGGGGAGCTGGTCCAGCGCCGCCATCTCATGCTTCCACGAGGCGGGCTCATCGCCCCAGGCCCAGCCGCAGTTGGGCCCGCGCAACCGGTCCGGCTTATCCGCCGAGTAGCAGATGGCGTAGACGCCATTGGGCCACGTGACGCGCCGCTTGCTGGGCTCGTACACCGGCATGAACCACGGGGGCGACAGGGCGAGGATACCGCTGGAGCCGCGAATCATGGTGTCGCGCACGTCCGCCGCCGTGGGGCCGATGAGCGCTCCAATCGTCTTGGCCTCGCGGGCCTTCTGAATCACCCAGCGAGCGCCGCTCCACGTTTTGCCGAAGCCCCGGCCCGCCATGATGAAGCACGTGGCGAACAAGGCCGGCGGCATCTGTTCGCGGCGCGCCCAGAAGTCCAGGTCATGAACGAGCGTCTCCACCTCGGGATGGGTGAGCCGACCGAAGAGACGCGCGAGGCCCTGACGGGTGCGAGCCTGCTTCACCAGGAACGCGGCCGGGGACTCGTCGGGGGCGAGCTGGTCCACCATCACCGAGAAGCGCGAGCACCGAGTGTCACGAGACATGGCCGTCCCCTTCGTCCGTGTCGGTGGCGCTGGAGGCGCTCGCCTCGGGCTCGGGCTCGTCCGGGAGGAAGCGGCCCAGGCGCTCCATCAGCAGCTCGCGGAGGGCCTTCTCGTCGGCTGCCTTGTCCTCGGGCGCCTGCACCTCGACGTTGTCGCGCCGCCCGTAGAGGTCCGGGAAGCGACGTGACAGCAACCACTGGACGTGCTTGGGGTTGTGCGACGCGGCGGCCTGGAGCATGTCCGTTGCCCCCGCCATGAACTTCGCTTCCGCCTCATTCACCGAGAGGAAGAAGTCCCGATACAGGCCGCGCTGTTCCCCAGCGCCTCGGTGATACCAGCGAGAGAGGGTGTGCTCCTCGACGCCCACGAGGCCGGCAACGGCGCGGCGGAACAGGCCGCGCTCCAGATGGGCGCAGATGTCGGCTTGCAACTCGGGGGTGAGCTTTGTTGGACGAGCCATTCATCCCCTTCAATGGGGACGCTTTCCGCGACTGGTCCGGAGTTCTCTTCAAACTTTCATTCAGCGGGCCGAACAAAACCCGAGAGTGCCCTGGCGTTTTCTTGAAGTTTTTCAAGCGTGGGGGTCCGCCGAGCAAGACAGGAACGGGCCCGCCGTCCAAAATCCGGACCCGGGGGGCTCGCTAAGTCCAGCCACAGGTTTTGGATGTGGGACAAGATCTCACCGCGGACTCGGGGCAAGCCGCTGGTTGCAGGCCGCGACGTCCGAGCAGAACACGCGCCAGACGCGCGAGAAGGCCCCGTCCTCGCACGTTTCGGAGACGTCGAGCCTTCCCCGTCCCTTGCGCACCAGGAAGCCACAGACGGAGCACCGGGCCGCGTACCTGTTGCGACGCAGCTCCGGCGTCCGGTCCGCACACGCGAGGTGACGCGGGCCTATCGCCAGCTCGTAGGAGATGCGCTCGCCCTCCAGGATGGGCGCGCCACATGCCGCGCACGGCCCGCCCTTCCTGGCGACGAGCACTGTCACTAGCGGAGCCTCTCTCTCAGATGCTCGCGCAGCTCGTCATGAGCCACGGCCAGCAGTTCTTCGACACGTCGACGGGACATGCACCACCGCGCAGCCAGGGCACGTGTCCCCTCGCGCGGCATGCCGATGCCGTAGGTGCGTGAGAGCACCTCCGCCAGCTGGGGCTCCAGCTCCGAGAGGGCGCGCTGCACAAGGACGCACCGCTCATGCGCGATGAGGAAGTCCTCCAGCCTGTCCACCTCTTGGGCGAGTCGTTCGTCATGCTTGCGCGTCGCGGACCTGGAGAGTTCCTGCTCTGGCGCGTCTCGGCTGATGAGGTCCACGGCCCGCTGCCACTTACCCTTGCCGCGCTGGGCCCGGTCCGGCAGGCACACGTCCGCTCGGTGCACCCGGATTTGGTCCATGATGGCGCGCCGCGCTCGCCACTTCACCCACGTCCTGAAGCTCTGCTCTCCGCGCTTCGCGCGCTGATACGTCTCCACGGCCTTGATGGCTTCCATCGCCGCGACTTGGAAGAGGTCTTCCCGCGACAGGGAGCCGCGTGACTTATCGAACTCCCCCGCGAGCTTTCGCAGCAGGGGCATCAGCATGTCCACCAGCCGGTTGGAAAGCTCTCGCTCGGACTTGGCGTCGCCCTCTACTCGGCACGCGCGAATCGCGAGGACCGTCGTATCAATCCACTCCCGGGACTCTGGCGCTCTCCTGCGCTCCGACTTCTCACCGTCTCGGGAAACCTCTCGCTTCACTGGCTCGCTACCGCACAGCATGACTGCCCCCTGCGACTCGCCTCGTTGTGAAACACTCACGGAACAAAGAACCCGAAGGGAAAGGCATCGCTAAGCAAAGCGCCTGCCATTTCACGCGGAGAACAGTGGCTCGCGCTGCGAGCAACACCAGGGCGAGCGAATGAAACGCCCGCACGCGCGGCATGCCGCACCCCATGACGAGGGGGACTCGACGGACGCAACGTAGTGCCCGCGTCTGACACGAAGTCTCAACCATGCTGGGGAGGACAAAGCCCATGTCCCTTTCTTTTATGGGGACACTTTCCGCGAGTGGCTCAGGCCGCGTGCCGATTCCTCAGCGGCAGAGGTCACCAACAAGGAGTCACTGTCACTGACTCTTCTCTATAAAGAGGGTAGAAAAGTTGAGGTATCAGAGGACATGACAAAGACACACTGGAGTAGTTCTAGAGGACAGATGGAGCGGAGCCAGTGACGGGGACACCCTTCAACGGGGGACGTGCCGAGACGCGAAAAATGAGCCCTGGCTGGGCCAGTCGCGGAAAGTGTCCCCATAAGTAAGTGCGTGAGCCCGCATTCCGACCAGACCCCCGCCCGAAGTGCCGCCCCTGTCGGCGGAGACACCCTCGTCCAAGTCGCCTTCTTCGACGGCGTCCAGGACAACAGACCCCAGTCCCAAGAGGTGACATGGGGCGAGTTGATACAGCTGCTCACCACGCATGCAGTGACGGCCTGCGCCCCATGTGTCGGCCACAGGTGCCCCACGAAGCTGTCCCAACGGGCTTGGGCACCCGTCGACATTGGACCGCGCCGCAATGATGCCGAAGTCCGTTCTGTCACGGTGGCTGTCTTCGACTTGGACGGAGTGTCCACGGAGCAGACTGTCAGGGCCTCGGAGAAGCTCGAAGGCTACGCGGCGGTTGTCCACACCACCCATGGGCACCGGCCCGGCCACACCAGCCTGCGCATCGTCGTCCCACTGACACGTCCAGTGCTGCCCGCCGAGTGGCCGCGCGTGCGGGAAGAAGCGGAACGACTGCTGGAGATACCGGCGGACCCCAACACGCGGAACCTGTCGCGTATCTACTTCCTGCCCAACCACTCGGGCGAACACGAGGCCATCACCAACGTCAGCGAGGGCCGCGCGCTCGATGTCGACGCGTTGCTGGCCTCTGTGCGCCCAACACCTGCCGTCCCTGCCACTCCCCCCAGCCCCAGGCCCTCGGTGGAGTCGGGCCCGGCGGACCTCTACGCACTGCGCGCCAAGCTTCGCCGCGTCCGCAAGCCCGAGCACAGCGCGCTCATTCGCCGCGTGCTGTCGGGGGAGCCTCTTGCCGAGGTGGGCATGCAGGACAACACGCTCAACACCCTCATGTCCTGCGTGGCTCACGTGCTGCCACCGGCCACGCCCGAGGAGGCAATCCTGGAGGTGCTGCGTCCCTGTTTCGCGGCAACGGCCTGGGGCGAGGGCACCGCGCACCTTTGCGAGCAGGCCGTCCTCAAGCTGCGCCGTCACCGCGAGCGCCGCGTCCAGGGGGATGCCAAGCGCGTCGCGGACAACCAGGCTTTGTGGACCTCACTCCAAGGCAGGCCGAAAGCCGAGACGCCCGTATCCACCGAGGAGGACGCCTCTACTGCTACCGAAGAAGACTGGACGCGCGCGCTGCTCTCATACGAGACGAAGGACGGCAGGCGCCTCAAGAACAACGAGGCCAACCTCTTCACCGTGCTGACGCGCTCTCCCGAGTGGCGAGACACCATCCGCTTCAACGAAGTGACGAAACACATGGAGTACGCGGGCGGCCCACTGCCGGACGACACGCCCGTTGACGAGCTGGACGGCCGCATCGCCTGTTGGATTCAGCAAAGCGAGTACGGCCGCCTCGGCATGGACCCTCGCGCCGCGCATGTCCGCGACGTTCTGAGACAAGTGGCCTCTACCAACGCGTATGACCCGCTGCGCGAGTACCTGGAGGGCCTCGTCTGGGACGGAGTCCCTCGCGCAGACGCCATGTTGGAGCGCTACTTCGGCGCCGAAGGCGATGCCGAGCACCTGCGCGCCATCAGCGGCAAGTGGCTCATCAGCGCCGTGGCCCGCGCGTTGGAGCCGGGCTGCAAGGTGGACACGGTGCTCATCCTCGAAGGGCCCCAAGGCATTCGGAAATCCACGGCCTTCCGCGTCCTCGCGGGGGAGTGGTTCTGCGATGCCCCCATCAACATCCGCGACAAGGACAGCACCTCCCTCGCGGGCCGGAACTTCCTCATCGAGCTGGCCGAGGTGACGACGCTGCGCGCGTCCGAGGCGGAAGACCTCAAAGCCTTCATCTCTCGCAACGAGGACACCTTCCGCCCTCCCTATGGCCGCGTCACAGTGAAGACGCCGCGCCGTTGCGTCTTCGTCGGAACCACGAACTCGTCCGAGTACCTGCGCGCGGATTCGAGCGGCTATCGACGGTGGTGGCCCGTCAAGTGCACCCACATCGACATCGCGGGCCTGAAGCGCGACAGGGGCCAGCTCTGGGCGGAAGCCGTGGCGCGCTTCCGCAATGGCGAGGAGTGGTGGCTTGAAGAGAAGCAAGCGCAGCGCGCGGAGCTGCATGCCCAGGAGCGAAGCGAATCGGACGGAGGCCCCGACGAAACGATTCTCCAGTGGGTGTTGAGCTTGCCTCCCGAGAGGCGCAACGAGGTGACTACCGAGCTGGTGGCCCGCGACGCGCTACTCCTCACGACGCCTGGGCAGATTCCGCGCGGCGTCCGCCTCGACATTGGCCGCGCCTTGCGACGCCTGGGCTTCCAGCGCACCCAGCGGCGGATTGCTGGCGTCCAGACGTGGGTCTACCTGCCGCCGGAGAACATCCGCACCGCGCCCCAGCAGACAGGCCCCTCTATTGCACGTTCCTCGCCTGTTCATCTCGTCTCAACGTCCAAGGTGGTGAAGCCATGAAACAGCCCGAGTGCACAACCGTCATCCGTACCCACAGCCACCTGTCTGAACACGTGAGAGCGCGCGCGGTGCTTAGCCCTGCCGATGGCGACCGAACCACGACGTTGATTGAATTGCACTTCGAGGGAGGACTTGAGCCCACCGTAGAGATGACTGAAAGCCCCCATGGATGCTGCATTCGCCTGCTCGTCCAGGGGGCGCTTGAACGACAGGGGCTTGCGACCGCCCTCCACGCATTGGGTGAGGAACTACTCAAGGCATAGAGGCGAGCAGCGGACCACGCGCGGAAAGCGTCCCCATTGAAGAGAGTGTGGACACTTCCGTCATGCAGCCCGCCGAGGGCCCCCGTCGTCGCGCCGTGGACGGGGGCGTCCTCAACTTCCTCTCTGTCTCGCAGCTGAAGCAATTCAGCCTGTGTCCGCGCCGCTGGTACTTCGTCAAGGTGCTGCGCCTTCCCGAGCCAGAGACGAAGGCGCAAGCCCTGGGCGTTGAAGGGCACGCGCAACTGGAGCACTACCTACGCACGGGCGAGGACGTACTGGGCGACGTCGCGCGAGCAGGGCGCCATCTGCTTCCAGCTCCGGGCGCGGACCTCCTGGTTGAAGAGTCCTTCGGCACGCCTTCTCCCTTGTCGGCGGATGGCGTCCCGTTCATCGGACACATTGACCTCATCAACCCGCGCCGACTCGCGGAAGGTGTGCTGCGCGTCACGGACCACAAGTTCTCGTCCAACGTGGGGCGCTACGCAGCAACGCCCGCGCAGCTGGTGGACGCGAACACCGAGGCCGGCTTGCAGATGGTGGGCTACGGCGTCTGGGCGGCCCTCTCGGACGCGCGATTCCCAGGCGTCCGCGTGCTGGAGCTGGAGCACCTCTACTTCCAGACGCGCGGCGCGCGACGTGCAGCGAGCGTGCTTGCCTCGGTGAGCGTCGAGCACGTCTCGCGTGAGTGGACACAAAAGGTCGTCCCCATGGTGCGTCGCATGCGCGAGGTGGCCCGAGCCACGCGCACCGCCGACGCGCCGCCCAACTTCGGCGCCTGCGAGAAGTACGGCGGGTGCCCCTTCAAAGCGCAGTGCCTTTCAGGAGAACGCACCATGTCCCTGTTGAACCGCTTCGTTCCCAAGCTCCAGTCCCCCGACACCGCCGCGCAGTTGCCGCTCTCGGCACCGCCCCAGGCCACTGCCCCCGAGGCTCTGGGGACGTGCGACAGGTGCGGCGCCTCCCTGACTTCGGAGAACACCAGCAAGCTCCGCTCGGGTGAGGTGCTGCATGTGTCCTGCCCTGGTGCCGAGGTGGCCGCCGTGCTGCCCCCGGACGCTCCCGCCGCATCGCCCACCATCGCCACGGAAGTCGCGCCGAAGCGACGTGGACGCAAGCCGAAGGCCCTGAACGCTCCGGTCGCCGCGCCGCGCGTCGAGGACCAGGAGCCCGCCACCAGCCCGCCGGCAACACCCAGCCCCCAGGGAGAGCGCCTGCGCCTCTTCGTGGACTGCGTTCCCAACATGCCCGCGGAATCACTGTCCGAGTACGTGGCGAAGGTTGCCGCCCAGGTGAGTGAGGCCGGCGGCGTGGCGGACCTGCGCTTCGCGGGAGCCGAGAGCACGCTGGGATTCGGCAGGTGGAAGGGAGCGCTCTCCATGGCCATCCGCAACGCGCCGCCCGTGCCGGGAGCTTACGCGGCCCTCGGCCTCGCCCACTCGGAGTTGCTGCAACTCGCCGTCGAGGCCCTGGAGCCCTTGTGCGGCCCTGGTGACTTCGTGCGCGGTGCTCGCTGAAGGGAGTGGGGATGCGGCTTCTTGAACGACTGGGCGTCACACACACGCCCGCGAGCCCCCCGCCGCCCGTGGAGCGTGCTCCGGTCTACGGACGCTCTCCCGTGGGCTACTCGGCGGACCTCGGCCGCATCCTCGCCTTGCCTCGGCGGGAGCTTGCCACCGCGTACACCTCGGCGGACATCGAGGCCCTGGAGGCCCAGCTACGCGCGCCACCCGGCCCGTGTAGCTGCGCGAGCATGTCCCCGCTGCGCCCGTGCCCTACGCGGTTGCGTCGGGTGCAAGCCCAAGCGCTCCTGGAGTCCTCGCGCGTCGGCGGACTCCTCGCGCCCATCGGCACGGGCCATGGCAAGGAGCTGACAACCTTCCTCATGCCCATGGTGATGCCGAGCTGCCGCGTGGCCGTCCTCTTCATCCCCGCCAACCTCCTGCCCCAGTTCCAAGTCGAGTGGAGCTACTACGGCGCGCACTGGCGGCTTCCCAACCTCGCGGGCGGCAGATGGTTCCGCGTCGGCCTGCCGGTGCTCCACGTCGTCTCGTACAACAAGCTCTCCAGCCAGGAAGCAACGAACCTCCTGGAGCGCATCCGCCCGGACCTCGTCATTCTCAACGAGGCGCACAACCTCAAGGACCCGAAGTCAACGCGCACGGGCCGATTCCTCCGCTACTTCGAGGAGAACCCACGGACGCGCCTCGTGGCGCTCTCCGGCACCTTCGCATCCAAGAGCATCAAGGACTACGCGCACCTGTCGCGCCTGGCGCTCGGTGAGGGCTCGCCCTTGCCGCTCGCTCACCACGTCGTCGAGGAGTGGGGAACAGCCCTGGACCCGGGCAAGGTGGTGGCCCCTCCTGGCTCGCTGGAGCAGCTCTGCGAACCGGGAGAGCACGTGCGCGAGGGCTTCCAGCGCCGCCGCAACGCGACGCGCGGAGTGGTGGCCACGGAAGAGAGCGCACTGGATAAGCCGCTCATCATCCGAGAGCGCCACATCAGGCCCGTTCCGGCGCAGCTCCTCGCCCTCATCGAGCTGGCGCACGCGGGCGAACGTCCGGACGGAGAGCAATTCCAGGAGCAGCTCCAATCCGTTGCGTGCGCTCGCCAGTTGTCCGCCGGCTTCTTTCATCGCTGGCGCTACCCGAGGGGCGAGCCGCCGGAGCTGATTGAGAAGTGGTTCGCGCGGCGCAAGGCGTGGAACAAGGAAGTCTGGGAGGAACTCAAGGGCGAACGGCGCGAGCACATGGACTCGCCAGGGCTGCTCACCAAGGCCGCCATCCGCGCGCACATGACGCCGCCCTATCAGGGCGACAAGCCCGTCTGGCACGCGGGGACGTGGCCAGAGTGGGCAGAGATTCATGCCGCCGTGCAGCCCGAGCCCCAGGCCGTTTGGGTGTCGGACGTTCTCGTGAAGGACGCAGCAGAGTGGGCGCGCTCGCGGGTGGGAATCGTCTGGGTCGAATACCCGGAGCTGGGGGAGCGCATCGCGAAGGCGGCGGGTGTGCCGTTCTACGGCGGGGGCAGGGCGGCGTCCGAGGCCATCCTCCGAGAGACGGGAACGCGCTCCGTGGTTGCCAGCATCAAAGCTCACGCCACGGGGAAGAACCTCCAGCAGTTCTCCCGAAACCTCGTGGTGACGCCGCCCTCGGACGGCGCCACGTGGGAGCAACTGCTCGCGCGCACGCATCGCCCCGGTCAGCAGGCGCCCTGCGTCGAGGTGGACGTGTGCCTGCACACACAGGACTTCGCAGATGCGTTCACCACGGCTCGCGAGCGAGCGCGGTTCATCCAACAGACAGATGGGCAACCGCAAAAGCTGCTGCTATCTCTCGGTCACGAGCGCGTTGCGATGTCCCATGTGCCTATTGAGGAAGAGGCGGAATTCCGTCCGTATTTGCGCTAGTTGCCAGCTGTGGGACCTCACTACCTTTCCACCAAGAGGCAAGGTCTCCTGTACCTTCAAGTGAGGCTTTTGCATCGATCAGGGCGCGCAGAATTCCATCAAGACGAATCTCACGTTGAAGCAAGAAGTCTCGAACATGTGTGTATGTTACAATGCCAACGATAACAACTATGACCATGCTGCCGGTCATGGCCACCGCGACTTCGATCTTCCCCTGACTAAAGAGTGTGCTCAATGTGTTCACATGGAAACTCGCTCCAAAGAAGGCCAGAAGCCCTAGCGAACCCTTCGGAAAGAATGGGTCCAATTTTCCTACTTCCTTGTGTGCCTTGATGGCTGAAATCTCGGCCTCAATGATTCTTGGATTCCTTTTGACACTTGAGTGCTCAAGAACAAACCGCGCCTTCTCCTCTGCAATGCATCTTTGGATGTCGTCAAGAGTTCTAATCTCAAGTCCTGTTCGCTGACGCCAGAGCCTTTTGGCTCGCCTGATACGCCACCCAAGCGCTACGAGCGGGACGACAGTCACCAGCAAGCAGCCGATGGCTTTGGCCCACCACTCGTCTACATGAACAACGACAGCAAATGTTCCGGCAATAACGAGCAATGCCTCTACGAGTGCTGTGGCTCTGCTGTATGCACCCCACTCCTTGGGGGCCAGCCTCCGGATGTCGTCTTCAATCGCTCTAATCACGGTGCCCTCTATTCCGGTTTGGACTGGCGCTCAGCCTACCAAGCGCGTTGTACCCGCTATAAGTGGCGCGCAACTTCCACAAAAATGCCTCCAGCGCGCAGGGATAGCAGCAAAGTCTCGACAGAATGGAATCGCGATAATTGAGGGGCCGTCTTGCCGCGACTGTCGCCCGGACGCGTGCTTCTCCATGGCTGGGCCGCTCCCGGAAAGTGTCCCCATAAAGGAAGGAGAGGACGTCCTCTCGACGTCCCTCCAATCGAACGGGAACACGGGACATGAGCAACGCCGCACTTGCACGAATCGCCACCTCTCAGGCCGCCCTCGGCGCGCAGTATCTCAAGGCAGGCCGCTACCGCCTGGAGGTGCAGGCCATCCGCACCAAGGACGGATTCAAGGGCCTGTCCGCCATCGCTGAAGTGAAGGTGGTGACGTCGGAGCGGACCCAGCCCAACACCGAGCCCACGCGGCCCGGCCTCGTCGCCAGCTACGTGGAGAACGTCTCCGACTCGAAGAAGAACGGCGGTGGGCGCTTCAAGGCGTTCCTCATGGCACTGGCCGGTGCCGAGGAGCACGAAGTCTCCCAGGACTTCATCGCCAAGTTCACCGAGGCGAAGCAGGCCGGAGCCTTCCTCCTGGTGGACTGCGACGTCTTCCCCAAGACGCTCCCCGAGAAGGACGGCAGGCCCGGCAAGGTCATCGAGGGCTACCGCTGGAGCAACGTGAGTCCCACGGACGCGGAGCTGGCCGCCATCGAGGCCAAGCGCGCCGCCGCGAAGCTCCCGCCGCTCGCGGACGCCCTGGGCTGACGTCCCCTTCACCTCTGGACTTCTTGGCGCTCTCCCCAGGGCGCCACGGCTGGCCCACGTCACGGGCCTTTCGGTGTTGTGCCCGTCCTCTTCAGCTTCGATACCGAGACGTACCCGATTCAACCCGGCCTTCTCGCGCCGCCGCTCGTCTGCGCTTCCATCGCCCTGGAGGCAGCTGGTAGCGAGCAGCTCCTTTCCGCCGCCCAGGCCCGCGCGTGGTTCCGCGAGGCCCTCCGCGCGCCGGACGTCGAATTGACGGGCGCCAATCTCCCGTACGACCTGGGCGTCATGTGCGCGGATGACCCGCGACTTGTGGACGCCGTCTTCGCCGCCGCCGAGGCAGGCCGCTTCCATGACGTGGCCATCCGCGAAGCCCTCTTGGACATTGCCCGGGGACTCCATGGTGTGGACCCGGAGACGGGACGCCCACTCGGAGATGACGAGGGCGCTCGCTACCCGCTGGCCCTTCTGGTGAGGCGACACCTCGGCCTCGACATCAGCGCCGACAAGCACGCCCCGGACGCGTGGCGCCTGCGCTACGGCGAGTTGGATGGGGTGCCGCTGGAAGAGTGGCCCGAAGGCGCCGTGAAGTACCCGCTACGCGACGCGCGCTTCACGCTGGACGTCCACCTGTCCCAAGCGCGCGCCGCGTCCACCATCGCCAACGGCGGCAACCTCCACGCCGAAGGGGACCAGGTCCGCGCCGCTATCGCTCTCCACTTCGCCTCCATCTGGGGACTGCGCACCCATGCCGGACGCGTCGAGCAGCTGCGCCGCCGCGTCGAGCAAGAGTGGAAGGCCAACCGCGCGCACTTCCAGGCCGCCGGCATCTTCCGCCCTAACGGCACCAAGGACTCCAAGCGCCTCGCCCAGCTCGTCACCGCCGCCTACAACGGCTCGCCTCCCGTCACCCCGCCGTCCTCCCGCTTCCCCGAGGGACAGGTCGCCACGGACCGCGACACGCTTCTGGACTCGGGCGACACGGTGCTGGAGGAGCTGGGCAAGGCCGGCAAGGTGGACAAGTACCGCTCCACCTACCTGGGCAAGCTGGAGGCCGGCACCGCCACTCCCCTCAACCCACGCTTCAACGTGCTGGTGTCCACGACGCGCGTCTCCAGCGACTACCAGCAGCTTCCCCAGCGCGGGGGCGTACGCGAGTGCCACGAGGCCCGCCCTGGCTTCGTCTTCTGCTCCGTGGACTATGGCGGCCTGGAGCTGCGCACGATGGCCCAGCGTGCCATCTGGGACGTGGGCTACTCGCGGATGGCGGATGCGCTGCTGGCCAAGGAGGACGTCCACACCTCGGCGGCGGCCACCTTCCTGGGGGAGAGCTACGACGCCCTCCTGCCGCGCGTGAAGGCCAAGGAGGCAACGGCCACGTCCTTCCGCTCCCTCGCCAAGATTTTCAACTTCGGCAAGGGCGGGGGCCTCGGAGCCGGCGGCATGGCGTACCACGCACGCGCCAAGGACGGCGTCCGGTTCTGTTTGTTGGCGAAGGTGGCGGACACGTGCGGCGTAGAGCGCGTCCCCGTGCGCGTCCAAGGCAAGGTGAAGATGGTTTGCGCCGCGTGCGTCGAGGTGTCGCGCCGCTACGGCGACAGGTGGCTCGACGCGTGGCCCGAGCAGCGCGCCCTCTTCGCCCGCGCCAGCGCGTACACGCGCAATGGCCAGCTCGTGGACGTCATGATTCCGGGCGCCGACATCCTCCGGGGAGGGTGCAGCTACACGCAGTGGCTCAACACGCCCTTCCAGGGCCTCGGTGCCGTGGGCGCCAAGCTGGCGACGTGGCGCGTGTCCCGGGAGATGTACGCGGACCGTCGCTCTCCCCTCTGGGGCTCGCGCCTCATCCTCATGGTGCACGACGAGTTGGTGGCGGAGCTGCGCGGGGACTGCCCCAACCGGCTCCACGATGCCGCCGAGCGCATGGCGGAACTCATGCGGCAGGCGATGCGCGAGGTGACGCCGGACCTCGCAGGGGCCATCGAAGCCGAGCCCGCCCTCTCGCGCGTGCTCTCAAAGGACGCGGCCACGGTGAGGGACGAGCGGGGGCGACTGCTGGTGTGGGAACCGGTCGCGGAGAAGGCTGCCTGAACCAGTCGCGGAAAGTGTCCCCATTCAAGATGGAGTGAGCACAACACACCCTTCCGAGAACTCCCCCGAGCATCGCGCCGCGAAGTTCGTCTCCATCGACCCTGGCCTCCGTCATTGCGGCGTCGCTGTGTTCGGCATTCCATTTCACGACCACGCCCCCCTCCTGGCCGCCGGCTTGCCGAAGAATCCCGAGCCTCAGGTTGGAGAGCTGTCGCTGGCCTCGTGGGCTTCCATGGCCTTCGCGGTCCGCGAGTGGCTTTGGCCTCGCCTCGGCAACGAACCACATCAGCTCGTCATCGAGATGCCCCGCGTCTACTCCGCCGCGCACCAGAAGGGGGACCAGAACGATCTCATCCAGCTGGCCGGCGTCGTCGGCATGCTCGGTGGCTACCTTCCGAACGTCGCCAGCCGTCGCAGCGTCTACCCTCGCGACTGGAAGGGCACCGTCGACGCGGACGCGTTCATCGAGCGCATCAAACAGCGCCTCTCCCCCGTCGAACACCTGCGCGTCGAGCTGCCCTCAGCCACCAGCCTCCATCACAACGTCTGGGACGCCATCGGCATCGGGCTCCACGCCCTCGGTCGCCTCGCGCCCCGCCGCGTCTTCCCGAGGTAGCTATGCTCGCAAACCACACTGGCCCCGGGCTCGATGGTCCCGCCGTGACGGTCGAACGTGCCACCGAGCTGCTGCATTGCAAAAGGACGCGCGTGTTCGAGCTACTTGCCGAAGGTCGACTGAAGCGAGCACCGAAGCTCGGAAGGAAGACAACGGTGCTCCTCGATTCGGTGCTCGCGTGCCTTGATACGGGTGAGAAGCCTGAGTCTCGCCGGCATCGCAAGCACCAGCAAAAGGGTCGGGATCCTCAGTCGTTGGAGGCTGCCTTTCGCGCGGCAGCACTCTCAGCCGAAGGATCGGCCGGATGA